ATTGTATCGAGGAATGGCGTGACTGGCACCTTGACAGGGGTGTGGTATGATGCACTCGTCGGTCTAGTTGGGGCTTTCGAGCCGTCTCTGGAGCGCAAGCACAGGAACAGAGTCGCTTCACGGCGGCTCTTTCTGTATGATTGGGGAGAATGTTTCGTCGTTCCACCAAAATCATCGTTACCATCTTTGTCGTTGCTCTCCTGTGGTGGCTGCTCCTCGCGCCTATGGTCGAGGCAGCACTTTCGCCACGCCAAGCGAGGATAACGCGTGAGGTGTCCAGATTGGACGGCGTTGCTCGGAGGCTAGAGGAGGCTGCTCGCAGTGTAAGGCGCACAATGGAGTGGCTCCAAAGTCTCGGATGCACCATAGGAATTAAATCAATGTGCATCGTCGAAGAGGCGGTTGTTTACAATGACGTGAGCGAGGGACACACCGTCCGCGTGAGCTTTCAGGTCGAGGCATCGTGGTACAACAACCTTGTCCGCCAAACCGACAGCACGCCTTGTGAAGGCAAGTACGGCAACATCTGTGACTCCTATCGTCGTGGAGAGAATCCCATTGCTGTGAGTCCAGATGTCGTTGGCTATCCCCTCAGCAAAGGATCGAGGGTGAGACTCACCACTTCTTCTCCTCGCGTTGAATGCAAAGCCGAGACACGCAAAACATTCACGGTGATGGACGTGATGAGCGGGTGTCTCAAAAAGGACAAAGACCTGAGAACTGGAAGATGCAGAAAGCCAGTCGTAAACTCCATCGACATTCTGATCCTGTGTACGGGCGAGGAGCGCACCGACGACTACTGTGTAATCGAGGAGGCAAGAGCGAACGCCAACGGGAGGTGCGAATTTGTGCTCACAAAGCTCTGAAACCCTTCTGTGATGGTAGTACAGAGGACTTGACAGTCTCCACGAGAGGCATATCATATTCCTCCTAGACCTGACCAATGCCTACTCCAGCACCCACAGCAGAGGCCGAATTGTATCCTGAGTGCGAGAAGCTAAAATCTATCTCAGATGACTCACAGAAGATTGGTAGATTTCTCGATTGGTTGAGTGAGCAAGGCATGGAACTCGCTCGATACCACGATACTGACGGTAACGACCGACTTCATCCTGTATCGCGAACTAACGAGAAACTTCTCGCAGATTACTTCGAGATAGATTTGCAGAAGGTGGAGAAAGAGAGAAGTGCGATACTTGCCTCAATTCGGAAATGAATCTGACAATTTCCCTGTGCGGCTGTGGAGATGAAGCGACCAGCACGAATGGTCACGTACCAGAATGTGAAGTATGCAAAGACTCGAGAGAGCAGGCTGAGGCCAAAGGCTCACATATCGAATCTCGTCATTCTTTGGCCCCTAGAGAGTCGACATGGGAGGAAGATAGGCAAGAGGTCATCGAAGATCAAAAACGCGCTGAGTGCGAGTTTTATCCCCGTGCTTGCTATGACGAACGCTTCGATCCTTCCATCGACCGATCATGAGTGATTTCCTCAAAATCATAGATAGGGCTGTTTCTGATATTCGTTTCTCACACAATACAAGGAAATGGCTGGATGAGATGAGTACAAATCAATTTGCACAACTTTTGGCAGATTACATCGAAAGTGATGAGATTGGTTTTATTGATTTCGTCGTAGAATCATATAGCGAAGAACAATCCAAATATCTCTAATTTCCCCCTATCACATGAAGAAAACAGATTTAGTCGCGACACTGGCCTCACTCACTCTTCCAGAGGAACAGATCAGGCTTCTCAGCAAGCCGACTCCTTCTGAGTTTATCTTCGAGCGCAAAGGCGCTGGAGGAAAAACATTCAGCTACGTGGACATCGGATACGTCACGGGACGACTCAATCACATTTTCGGGAGCATGTGGAGCTTCGAGGTGAAGGACAAGGCGGTAGAAGAGTCACTCGGTCAGGTGTGGGTTCTCGGAGAGCTGAAAGTGCTGTGCTCCGACGGGAAGATCATCACCAAAAACCAATTCGGCTCATCCGACTTGAAGTTTCAGAAGGTGCGCGTATGCCCTGAGTGTATGTCTCAGCTTCCGTATAAGTGGAATACGTGTCAGGAATGTGACGTGAACATGAACGATAAAGAAGTAATCAGGAAGCCTCTCAGTGTGGGTGATGACCTCAAATCCGCAACCTCCGATTCCATGAAGAAGTGCGCCTCGATGCTCGGACTCGCTGCCGACGTTTACTTCCCGAAGACGTGGGCGCTGGTCGAGAAGATGCGCCCTGCCATCGAAGAGAAAGAGAAATCTTCCCCCGAAAAAGATGCAGAGTAACAACGACACATCACAGGCTGCGGGAGAAATATCCCATTACGCACTTAATCATTCCGAGGGATGCTCAGTGTGCTTTCGGCGAAGAAAGGCTCTTGAGGCAGTAGCGAAGAAACACAAGATGATGGAGGAGGCAATGCAATGGTTCGTGGATCGCGTGGACAAAGGAGAGGTGCGCAGCGTGAAGACGTATGCGAAATTCAAAGAGATTCTGGCCCATGACCCCATCAAAGATGCTCTTTAAGAAAAAGCCGTCGGCGATGGATGAGGCTCTTAGCGAGCTGAAAGACCCGATCAAGGAAGATACCTCACTGCCTGGGTTGCTTTTGTGTCTGCATAAGGCGGGGTTCGAGTGTACGAAAGCTATCGGCAAATTGTGTCGCACGAACTCTATGATGATTTCGATTCTGTACCTCCTTTTCCTTCTCCATCTCATTCTCGAGTTACTATGAACATGGACGACACGATACTATCGGCAGTGACAAAGGCAATGCAGGAGAAAAACGCAGAGCGCTTCGAAGAGATATACCACGAGGAGCTGAATAAAGTGCTCCTGATGGTAGTGCAGACGCACGACCAAAAGCTCTATGGCTCTCTTCTCGGAGTGCTTCTACTACGCGATCACCTCGAAGACATGCGTCACCCCCAAAAAGACTGATGAATAAGCACCTCAAACGATTCGGCATGACTAAGGAAACATCTGTCGGGATCGCAGTGAAGTTCCCAAAGCCACTGGAGAACCCTTACCCGTGGTACAAGGGTTATCTGACGGATAGGGAGAGCGGTCTCTTGGGTCTTCTAATCGGCTTAATCATCGGCTCTTTTCTTGCTTCTATTTTTTAACTCCCTGACCAATGAAACCAGACCCACAAATCTCAGAAGACTTGCGCAAATTCATGCGCAAGTTCCACGAAACGAACACATCTATCGCTGCCGCAGTAGGTACATCTGCTCAGGTTATTCAGGGATATGCTGAATACACTGAGGAGAACAATAACAAGCAATTCTGGCGTGATCCGATCATTCAGAAGATCGTAAAATACATGGATAAAGTGTGGCTCGAATCTGAGGAAGATGACAAAATTGAGCAGGGCAAAGAGCTACAGAAGACGCAGGAGAGGAAGGCAAAGGAATTGCGGAAGAAGACGCTCTATAAGCGAGCAAAGGTGATACATGCCATCATGGATTCTGCGCACATGACTGACGAGGAGAAGGAGGAGAACATTCTTCCCTTCATGGACTGATGGCACCATTACGATTCAGAGCTTGGTTTCCAAATCTCAAAGTAATGGGATTTTTGAATTTTCCAGTAGCCAAAGATTCAGATTTTGTGCAGTGGGCGGGATTAAAAATCATGCAATCCACAGGACTCAAAGACCTCAATGGCAAAGAGATTTACGAGGGAGACATCTATCTCCTCCTGTCGCAAAAGAAGCTGTGCAAAACGGAGGCGGCACGAAGACGATGCGCGAAGGTAGTGGAGTGGAATGAAAAAACTGCGGGATACAATCTATCGACAGATCAATGCGAAGTCACAGGCAATATCTTCGAGAATCCCGAACTGATGCTATGAGTGATCCTTCATTCAAGGACTGGCTTGCTACTAGACCCAAAGCTGTGCAGGAACTCGCCAAGAAATATCCTCCAGGGCAGTACCGAATCGCTGAGTTCGCACCCTATGGAATCTCCTGCGCGGGTACGATTGTAGACTTGTATTCCTACACCGAATCTGGAGAGGTCGGGGTGATAGTCAGATCAGGAAATAAACTCCCAAGCTGCCTTTTGCATGAACGGTGTTTGGCGGAGGAGTTCGGAAAGAATGACCCTCATCACGATAAGAACGTTCTGGTTCACATTGATCCGATCTGGATGGAGCCATTGCCCGATGACAATGATTGAATATATCTCTCACATGGGCAACGATCTCACTGTGGTGAATGCCGCCAGAGTGTCCTTCCAGAATCACAAAGAGGAGATGGACGAGAAGGATGAGAAGCTCATCCGATACCTAGCAAAGCACAATCATTGGACTCCATTCGCTCACCCACAGATCACGCTCAGGATCAAAGCGCCCGTCGCAATCAGGACACAGTTCTTCAAGCACAAGCAGGGATTCGTGGAGAATGAAGTGAGCCGTAGGTATGTATCTTCTCCGCCAGAAATTTACACACCGAAGCAATGGAGGCAAGCGTCTGAGAATAAAAAGCAAGGCAGCGCTGGCGCAGCCGAGAGATCGCCAATGAGGGATCATGTATACGATTACGCCATACAGAAAGCAATCGGCTGTTACAATCTCCTGATCGCCGATGGAATATGCCCTGAGCAAGCGCGGTTCGTCCTGCCTCAAGCGATGTTCACGGAATGGTACTGGACTGGATCGCTCGCGGCATACGCTCGCTTCTACAAGCTCAGAAGCTCAGAGGATGCTCAGGGAGAGATACAGGAGTATGCAGAGGGGATCGCGACAATCATCAGACCACTATTTCCTATTTCCTGGCCTGCCCTGACATGATTTACTTCCTCCTCGGCTCGGCATGCGGTGTCTTCACAGTGTTCTTGGGCTATAGGGCATACAAAGCAGGGGATTTCGTTGCTTTCCTCATCGGGGTATTGGTGGGCTTCCTTGCTGTACAATTCTTCACATGATTCAATTCTTCTTCATCCTGGCGTTCATTGCGTCCTGCATCGGACTGATCGCAAGATTCAGAGAGAATTTCGTACTCGCAGGTGCGATGCTCTGTGTATCGGTCGGGTGTTCTGTAATTGCCATTCTTATTTTTCTTTTCCAAAGGCTGCTATGACCAAAGTGAACAAGACTCCCAAGCGTTACCCTGCGGGGAAGTGTTGCTGCAAAGAGATGCCTGCGATCAGACTGATCCTCCAGTGCATCGCCGTCGAGATCGCTGCCATTGGAATACTGTTTGCGCTTCTCGTTCTTGACGTACTCACCTGATGAACCCTCTCCTGTGCTCCAGCACGGGACTGCCGAATCAGGAGAGGGGATTTCAGAGTAACAAATCCTGTACAATTTGTGTGTGGAAGAGATCGCTGCCAACATCGGGGACATTCTTGCGGATAAGCCACTCGCTGTAGTCCTGCTCGTAGGGATCATTGCGGGCATAATCCTGATCTCATTCGTGAATAGAAAGTAAGGGTATGATGGGGGCATGATCGACTGGATCATTATTGCTGTGCTCATCCTCCAGCTCGTCATCCTGAATAAGCAGAGGAAGTACCATCGAGACGGGAAGCAATGGCACGAAGACCTCGGCAACTTCTACAAGGATCAAATCGACGATGAACGTTCCCACAAACGAAAATGATAATGCTCACCTCAAATCAGAAGCTCACTGAGGGGCCAGTAAAACTCAGACCGAAGAAGATGACTGTGGGTGTAGACCTAGCTGCTCCGACAACAATCAGTTGCGCGCTCGGTCATACAGATTCATCAGGAATGAGTGTGAAAATCCATCTTGTCACTCAGGGTGATGTCTCAAAGGAATGGAAACAGGAGCACACCATCCACCTCTGCGCAAAGCACGGCAAAGAACTAGAAGACATCGGCCCTTCCTGTTTCATCAAGAATTACAGGCACGAGCTTCGAAGAAACTCTCCTGCATTCCTTTCCCACCTACGCGATCTTGAAAAACGTCCTGATATTCCTCCTAGTGATAGCCATAGCGGTGACACTGCTCTACATAATCGACCCGACTAGCGCGGGAATGCTGAATTGAGTATGCTGTAGTCGTGAAATGCCAGCACCTCGTCGTTAAGACAGATGTGGAGGTCACTATCCCTCCCGACATGAAGATTCGCTCCCTCAAATTGGGGCAGGACAACCTGTACCACATCTTCATTGCTGACGAGGCGTTTCGAGTACCCAACGAACGCCGTGATCCAAAAAGGTGATCCCATCCTCGTCGTTATGCGTGACGGAAAGAGATACAACGTCACGGGGTTTTCGATGTCTCACCTGAAACACACTCGCAGGCACAACGGTGAAGCGAAGATCAGAACTGATGCTGGATTCGTGACTATCGAAGGCAAAGATATTCGTTCCCTCTCCCGACAATGAGCTTCCAAAGACATCGTAAGCTCATCATCGCCTTCGATACAGACGTGGTAGAATAATGATATGCCAAAAGGATTTTCCGAATACAACCAGAGCGGATGGAGGCATTCTCGGAAATCTATAAAAAAGATGAGCGAGAGCAAAATGGGGAAGATGCTTGGCGATGAAAACCCCAGATGGAAGGGGGACAATGTGACATATGCTGCGCTGCATAATTGGATAAGAAAACAATTTGGAACGCCGAGCAAATGTGAGAAGTGTCTGCGCTCGGGATTGAGAGGGGGGAAAATCCATTGGGCGAATCTATCTGGAAAATATAAACGCACTCGGAGTGACTGGATCAGGCTTTGCGCTTCATGTCATCGAAAATTTGATTTCCACAAAAAACATGAAGCATAGATTGGTCATAGCATGGGACGTAGACGACACTCTCATCATTCCATCGTGTGCCACTGGCTTCGACACAGACGTGCCGAATTACGACACCATCGCTGTGTACAAATGGTTCCAGGCCCAGGGGCACTACATGATTATCTGGAGCGGAGGAGGTGCGGATTACGCGAAGCAGTGGGCGGAGAAGTTCGGCCTCAGAGCAGACGAGTATCTGACGAAGGGGGAGCCGACGAGCGTCGTAGACATCGCCTTCGATGATTGCGACGTTATGCTGGCGAAGGTGAATGTGAAGGTGAAGAGGGTGAAGAACCAGATTGTCCGTGACCCCGAGAGAGTATGAGTAGGGAGAAACAGATCAGAGAAGAGCTTATAGGCAAGTTGAACAACCACGACAACACGTACACGGTTACAGCCGAACTCATGGACGACATCATCGCGCAGCTAGTGGAGCTTGACGAGGTAAGGAAGCTCAATGGGAGATACTTCAATCTCCTCGAACAATGTCCTCTCTGCAAAAAGAGAAAAGTCGAAAACATGCATCACTTCGTTCCCCGAAGTAGAGGGGGCGCAAAAGATGAGAAGAGTATGTGGGGAAAGCGGAAGGTGAAGTTGTGCCGACCCTGCCATTTCGCAATCCACAAGGTACTCACAGATACGGAACTCGAAATAAACTATCGCTCTCTCGATGAATTTTTCAAAAGAACACAAATTCTCAAAAAGATCATGAACGTAGCAGATGTTCATGCGGGGAGTACGATGTAGGCATGGCTGATGATGAAATCAATGGCAGGCGACCAGACAACGCGGTGCGCTTCGATCTATTCGAGAGATCAATCGAGGCAGAAGCATTTGAGCAAGCATGGCTCCTCGCTGATCTCTTGAAGCAGACTGATGAGTACAGAGACAGGGTGATAGAGCTATGCAAGGACTTGCCTAAGCGTCGTACAAAGTAGCCTTCTTCCCACGCCAGCGTCCCGTGCGCCTCACAGTGCGCTCAAATTGCCGTCTGCACTTACCAGAACGACGGTCACGTGCGGATCGTGCCGATTTCTTGTGTCCCTTCGACTTACTCATCGGAGGGAGCGGTTATGTGATTGGCTTTGCGGTCTGAGTTACACTGTAGTCATGTTCGGAAGAAAACACAAGTGCGACAAGCATAGGCATACATGGGAAGTGAACCACCAGCCCCCTTTCGATCCCGACAAAGTATCAGGAGGTTTTCGCTGTCTGTGTGGAAAGATTCGATGGATGCACCGAGCAAGGGAGTATTGCATCATGTACTCCCCTATGGCGGACAATGCAGTGATGGAGTAGAATGACTCAGCTTATTTCCTTCCCCAATTCTCTATGTTTGATGATGAGAAGACGGATGCACCAGCAGACGGTGGCGACGCTCCCAAAGAGGAGGCAGCCCCCGAAGGAGGAGACGACAAGCCCGCAGAGGGTGGAGGCGACAAGTAGTCATCCATTGGTGCACCTCAGTGAACGAGTAACTCCGTTACTCCTCTTCACTGTATGATCTGAGATTGGATATAGTACAATCGTTCCATGACAACTGTTTTCCCTGGCGCGATTGATAGCTTCACGAATCCGACTCCTACGGATACTCTTGACTCGGTTACTGTCCCTCACGCGGATCAACACGAAGATGCAAACGACGCTATCGAGGCATTAGAAGCGAAGGTAGGAAAGGACAGTTCAGCAGTTACCACATCGCACGACTTTAAGATCAGAGAGCTAGAGACGCAGGACATCTTCAACGAAACACCGTCAGGAACGATTGATGGTGTCAATGCGACTTTCACTTTGGTGAATACAGTTGCTCCCGCTAATTCGCTCATGCTCTACAAGAATGGATTGCTGCAAGCGGCTGGAGTCTCAAACGATTTCACCCTTTCAGGTTCTACGATCACGTTCAACGCGGGTGCTATTCCGAAGTCGGGTGACACCTTGATCGCTACCTATCGAAAATAATCCTTGTGTTATCATTGAGCCATGCCAGTAACAGAAATCAGAGGGGACGATCAGATCAAAGCGCTCACCATTACGAACGCGGAGATCGCCACGGCTGCCGCAATCGAACTCTCGAAGCTGGAGGAGGCGGTTATTCAGGCTGATGGCGGACAGGACTTCACAGGGGAACAGTCGATGGGGAGCAATAAGCTCACGAATCTGGATGATGGTACGGATGCCACAGATGCAGTAAACCTCGGACAGCTTCAAGCGCAGCAAGCAGGACTCTCATGGAAGGACAAGGTGCGTGCTACTACCACTGTGGATGGCGCACTGGCTACTGCATACGAGGACGGAGACGTGATCGATGGTGTGACGCTGGCGACAGGGGATCGTATCTTGATTAAAAATCAGAGTGCAGGAGCAGAGAATGGTATCTACGATGTTGCGGCATCAGGCGCACCTACTCGCTCTACGGATGCAGACACAGGCGCAGAAGTAGAGAGCGCTGCTGTATTCGTTGCAGAGGGAACATTGAATGCAGACGCAGCCTTCGTGCAGACCACAGAGCCGATCACGATTGACGTGACCGCTCAGACATGGGTGCAATTCAGTGGACTCGGACAGATCACCGCAGGTTCAGGTCTTTCAAAGACAGGGAACACTATCAACGTAGGAGCAGGAAATGGTATCACCGTGAACGCAGACGATGTCGAGGCTCGCCCAGATTCAAGTGCAGACTCGATCGATGTGATCGCTGGAGGTATCAAGATCAAAGACGGAGCAGATGCTCAGATTCTCGTTGCGAACGGATCAGGTGTGTACAAGCGCGTGACCATGAGCGGCGACGCTACCATCGACAACGCAGGAGTTGTTACGGTTACGGCTGGAGACTTTGTCGTACGTGAAGTGCCAAGCGGAGCAATCAACGGCGTGAACACCACCTTCACACTCGCAGACACTCCCATCGCAGGATCAGAGGAGCTGTACCTGAATGGAATCTTGCAGAACCTTGGCGGGTCAAACGATTACACAATCTCTGGAGCAACAATCACGATGAACAGCGCACCGAAGTCCTCACCAGGAAACCCAGATGTGCTTCTGGTGAGCTATCGCAAGTAAGTGATACAATAGGCGCATGGCTGTTACAGGTGTTCGATCAGAACAAGTTAACAATGGCGAGATCAAACGTGATGATCTGAATACCGCAGAAGCGGGGCAAGCGGTCACTCGTAAGATCATTGCGGGTGCAGGTGCTTCTATCTCTTCGACGGGTGTGGACACTGGAACGGGCGACGTAACGATCAGCGCGTCAGCGAGTATCTTGAACGACTCAGAGCCTTTCGACATGGAATCCTCTCCAGGTAGTGCTCCTGAGAAATTCAGTGGAAACCTTCTGATCTTCCAGTTCCGAAATAACTTCGATGATGAGTGCTCAGGGAACTCCGACATGCCTCGCGAGATTGATCTCGCAGTCGATCCAGTTCTTCGATTCAACTGCGCTATTCATCAGGCAGGATCAGGAAATGCTGATGTTCGTATCATGTTGGAGATTCAATACCTATCAGACGGAGAGAATACAGGTGATGCAGCGGACGAAACACTCCTTCAGACCGTTCCAGTTATCGATAACGTAGGAGAAATAGGTTCGTTCTTCTTTACGCTCGATGGCACTCTCATGTCACAGGACGCTCGCGTTGTCATTCTACTGAGTCGCCTCGGCTCTGATGTGCTCGACACGTTCACTGGCGACATTGGTATCGCTGAGGTTGCGCGATGGGACTTCCGAAGGCAGGCGACGTAGTATAGTGATCCTATGGACTGCGATCACAAATTGAGAGTGACAGAGGACTACGAGAGTATCGTGTGTGATGCCTGTACCCAAACATGGGATCACATCGTTGCGGGCTTTGGCGACATTTTTGTTTCAGAGCAGGATGGTTCCTGGTTGACAGTTGCAGGATTGGGAGTGGATGCTATGGGTAAACCTCGTTTGTTTCTCAATGCCGTCAAAAAAGCGCCCACCAAAGGAACGAAAATCCCAATCACCGAAGAGTGAAGGGGTGCATGAAGTGATACCTCCCATCATCTCCTGCGATGTGATTGAGGTTCCCCATTCGATTGCGAGACACTGTGCGAAGCTCGTCCTGAATACAGCGCCGACTCTCCAGTGGGATACTCAGCAGATCAGAGACCACGCGGATGCGATTGATTTTTTTAAGGCGATGGTGAAGAAATGAAAGAGGCAGACATACTCAAGGCGTGCAAAGATTGGCTCGCCGCCAAACACATCTTCCACTTCCGTGTAAATAACACAGGCATGTGGAATGAGGCGAAAGGGAGGTTCCACACTTTTCATGGAACAAAGGGAGTGTCGGACATCATCGGTATCCTTCCAGGTGGGAGATTCTTCGCTTGTGAGGTGAAGACAGAAAAGGGCAAAGTCTCCGACGCGCAGGAGAAGTTTCTGACAGGAGTGGATTGCGCTGGAGGACTCGCAATGATAGTGCGCTCCGTGGATGATCTGGAGCAGTTTATTAGTGAGGAAATTGGTAGCTGAGGTCGCAAAAACAGGCATAATAAGTCTCCGTTCTTTCAATGTCTCGCGCGGGTGTGGTGCTATAAGTAAAAATGCACGATGAAGCCCAATAAGTCGGATGCGCCGTAAATAGCACATTCCCCCTAGTGATGCACTAAAAAGGCTCGCTGTGGTAGATCACGTAATTTCTGCTCGTGGGGAAAAGTAAAGGGTGCGTACCCTTCTTGCCACCTGGGTCTCGGTGGCGATAGTGTAAGCCACACTCCCGCGAGGCATTGAGTGTTGTGGAGCGCTTCAAGGTAAGATAGAAGCATGGGCATTACTTACAACGAAACGGGGATCATCTATAACGATCCAAAGTTCTGTTACAACGGAATCGCTTGTGCGTTAGAAGCAAAGCAATGTCCACCGTTCTTTGTGATGATAAGGGACACAGTTCCCGCCGAGGTGAGAGTGATAAGGGACACAGTGCCAGCCGTCCCTGTGGTGCTACAATGCTGACATGCCACACTTTGAAGTATTTGAGGGCGAGGCGTTCAACATTCCTTTTGAATTGCAGTACGACAGGTTTTGGTCAGAGGTCTCGAAGAGAGGGCAACCAGTGAAACAGAGCGAGGTGACGACCACGTTTTTCTTCGTGAAGGAGAAGGACAGCGATGCCAACGCGTTCATGACACTCACGGATGCGACTACTGCTGAGATCGAGTGGACTACTCCGAATGAAGGAAAGCTCACCGTAAAGCTCGATACCTCCACTGAGGGGAAAGTTGGAAAGAAACGACCCTACGAATTGAGAATCAAACTCGTCGATGGAACATTCACCACTGTGGACTCAGGAACGCTCGACATTCTGGAGTCCACCGTAGATACCCCGTAGCGTTGCATAGTCGTCCTGTGAGTGATCTTCGTGGTAGATTGTACCCACCTTCGTTTTATGGATGATCTTCGCTCTCTCAGGCAAGAAAACAAAAAAGAATTTCTCGATGAAATTCTCAAACAATTCATAGCCTTCTCAAAGGAAGATTTCGGGATTGATCTCTACGAATCACAGATAGAAACAGCTATCGTGATGTTTGAGAGTGTGTTCTTCTCGCACAAAGATGTGTACATGAAGATGGCGAGGCAGGGAGGAAAGACAGAAGTGCTCACGCTGATCGTTCGTTTTCTCATCATCAATTACAGAGAGATCATGGACGATCCACTGATGGTGGCGTTTGCGTCCCCGCAGGGAGAACAGGCGAAGACCGACATCGACAGGATCAAAAAGACCTGGGACATTCTCAAAAACAAGTGGCGAATGGATGACAGGGAGTTCAATAAAAATACGATCCGCGCTTACGTCGGAGACATTCTGATGGCTGAGGTTTACCGCTTCTCTCTCGCTCCGACTACGAGGAATGAGTCGAAGACGATAAATCTGCTCATTGTGGAAGAAGCGCACAATGTCGATGACATCAAAAGAGAGGATGAACTCGATCCGATGCTTGTCTCCACGGGAGGCCCGTCGTTCTTCCTGGGTGTTGGCTGCACACGGCTTTGTGATTTCAAGCGAGGCTGTGATGGAGAGAAGTCTGAGAGTGTTGCCCTCCTGTACGATTGTGACAGGCTTATCGCTGATAGATTCGCAATGTACAAGCGGACTGGCGATACGAAACATCTCTCTTACGCCGAAAAAATCAAATCAGAGATCGCCAAAAAGGGGAGAGAGAATCCACAAGTAAAGCGCAACTACTTTCTGGAAGATACGGTCGAGGAAGGTGGCTTTATATCGCGTGATCGTTTGCTTTCCTGCCATCAGGAAGGCGATGCGAAGGTGGATCAAAGTGCACTCTACGTTGGGATCGACTTCGGACGTAGAGTGGACTTCTCATGGGTGTGCGTCACGAATGTGGATAAGGACGTGGTGAACTGGTTTAAGTATCCACACATCGAAACAGAGGATCAGTTGAAAATGATTTGGGAGGACTTGAAGCAGTACAAGGGCAGGATCATGGCGATCCGTGGTGACTCTACGGGGGCAGGGGACATGCCGATGGAGTGGCTGATGCGTCACACCGATCTCCCAATGGGGGAACAGAGCCATTATATCTTCGGCCCGCAGTCAAAACATGATCTATATACACACTTCGAGAACTGCTTATTTAAGGAAAAAGGAACCGATGAACGTTTCTCATATCCCGCCAATCATCCGCTTGCATCGCAATTTGAGGAGGAAATGATAAACCTGCACAGGGAGTACAGAGGCGACCGCGCTTTCCTCGCAGTAAACCATCCTCCAGGCGGCGGAACTCATGATGACAGCGCGGATGCAACGTCACTCTCCCTGATCGCGAGCGCTTCGGGAAAAATCGGTGATATAATCTTCTAGGAATCGAATATCAGATTCACATGCGTGTCGTGCAACTCAAAGCGACCGAAGGATGGGAGTGATGTAGACTGAGGCTATGCCGTCAATTCTGGATAGACTTCGGAGCGCGACCAGCGCATTCATCGGAATAGAGCAGAGACAACCAGCTCCTCCGCCTCCGTTTATCTCCATGACAGCAGGATTGGGGATGCCTCACACATTCAGGCCACTCAGTAGCCTTAGCACGTACAGTGACAATCCCTGGCTTTATGCAGCTATCAGCGCGATCGCACAGGAAGCGAGCCGCGTGAATATGATGTTGCGTCAGAAGCTCCCTGATGGTGATTTTCTGAAAATCGAGAAACACCAAGCGCTTGATGTACTCGCTAAACCTCTTCCGATGAAAGAGGCCGAAGGACGGACGCACATGACGGGGCGTGAACTCATGTATCTCGTATATCTGAATCTCCAGCTAAACGGTGAGAGCTTTTGGCTTGCGAATGGAATGAATGCAGGTGGAAATCCGACCCGTCTTCACACACTGATGCCTGGATTGATGACCGAAACTCTCGGTTCGGATAACTTCATATCGCACTACTTCTACAGGCCAATGGGTAATGATATTCGATTCGAAGCGAAGGAGATTGTGCAGATGAAAATGAGTAATCCAAAAAATTACTTCCGAGGCCAATCTCCTATGGAATCTGCGCGTTTCGCTGTCCAGCAACAGATTCAAGCCGATCTTCTTAATCTCGGTCGATTGCAAAACAATGCTATTCCTGCGGGTCTCTTAAAAACAGATCAGCAGGTTCCCGATGAGACCCGTAAAAGGCTTGTGGAGCAGTGGAAGAATATGTTTGGAGGTAACAGATCGCATCATGGTCATAGCTTTGGATTTGGTAGAGGAGGAAACCTCGCAGAAGGATCGGGAGCGGGAAAGGTTGGCTTCCTTCCTCAAGGTGTAGATTTCAAAATCATTCAGCAGAACAATCAGGAAATGCAATTTACGGAAATGAAGAAAATGTCACGCGAAGAAGTGCTTGCGAACTTCCGTGTGCCTATGGAGGTTCTCGGTATGACCGACAACCAGACGCGTGCGAACGCAGAAGCATCCAACTTCGTATTCCAGCGTTACACGGTATTACCGATATTGGAGCTTGTAGCTGACTCCCTCACGTCCGACTATCTTCCCATGTTCGATCAGACGGAAGATTTGGAGTTCTTCTTCGATGATCCAGTTCCAGAAAATGCAGAGGAAAAGCGTGAGACTTCGAAAGTTCTGTTTGGCATCGGATCGGTCACTCCGAACGAAATACGACAGAAGTTCGGCCTAGATAAGCTCGATGACGATAGCGCCGATAACACGTTCCTCCAGTTCAATCAGGTTCCTATCGCCAGTGCAGGAGAAGAAATGTCAGGACATTTGGATGAGGAGGAGGAAGAGGACGAGGATCGCAAAGGTAAGGCAGAAGCTCGTTTCGAGAGAATCAGGGATATTACGCTCAAGTCGTTATTGAAATCTTTTGGTCATGGCGTTCGCCTGGTTTCGGAATTGAATGCTGATGATGTTCTTCTCGAAGCAGAGAAGAAGAACTTGGAAGCTCGTGCAATGACCGTGGCACTAGGAATCGCTGAGGGTTCCCCTATCTCTATCGTTAGTGCAGAACTCATGACCGCAATGAACGATGGAACTAACAGAGCGTGTAGAATGATCGGTGCAAGTCCTTCGAGCGAAGAGAAGAAGCGCATCGCAAAGCAATCCATCAGGATACTTGCGTCACTAGAAGGACGATATGCTCAGGCTCTCAAAAAGTTCTTATCCACCTAATCCCTTCTCTCATGAAAATTTCCTACCGCGCTCCCGATACCAAACAGCTACGTGCTGTGGATCGTGATACCCGTACTATCGACGTGGTTGCGAGTACGGGTTCTCTCGATTCTCACGGAACTCGTATCGACCAGAAAGGGTGGATTTTGACACAGTTTAAGAAGAACCCCGTCATCACCTGGGCGCACGACGATCGTGGCTTTACTCAGAGCGCAGGGCTACCCATTGCTAGAGCGAAGAACATCAAAGTGAAGGACGATCAGCTTGTGATGAAGATTGAGTTCCCCGAGGAGGGCGTGAGTCGCTTCTCAGATACCGTCTTCGGTCTGATGGCAGACGGATTCCTCAATGCACTGTCCGTAGGATTCGATCCAGTGGAAACGGAGATCGTAGAGGAGAAGGGCAAAGACGTTCGCGTCTTCACGAAATCTAAACTCCTCGAGGTTGCTGTGGTCACGATTCCGAGCAATGACGAAACGCTCGTAGTACGAGCGAAGGAACTCGGACAAGACCCTGATGAGATCATCCGTCGAACCGTGACACTGGAAGCGATCATCGAGGAAGAGAGGGAAGAGAAGTCAGTACACGGTGATGATGAGGACAGAGCGGAGCACGGCGTTGTACCGACGAATGTGTCGACATCACTTGCGCCCGAAGAGGAGGAGTGGAGCAAGCCGACACTCTCAGACTTCACCGATAAGCCATTCGGTGATCTCACCGATGCAGAGAAGCGGAAGATCGCAGGACACTTCGCATGGTGTCTGACCGTACCGCCAAACAGCTTCGGAGAGTGCAAGCTACCGCACCACCGCGCCTCAGATGGAAAGGTGGTATTCCGAGGTCTCGCGGCTGCCACAGGGCGATTGAATCAGACGGACGTAGGTGATGACATGGACGCGGTGAAGCGTCACCTCCGTGCGCACTACCGTGCGTTTGAGAAAGACATTCCAGAGGTACTGCGCTCCTATGGAGCAGAGGATAAGTGCGAGGAATACTACGACACGAAGCAACCAACCAACCGCGCATCCACAAAGGTGCTCAAGAAATTCTTTGAGAAGCGCGGGGTGGAACAACCAGAAAACGAACTTGAAGCATGGAGACTCATGTTCGAGATGATCGAGGAGAAGAAAACTACGCCATCAACTCAAGCGCCTGCGGAAGCCCCGCAGGAAAAGGCAGTGAAGCCCACTGTCTTACGAGTCTCCCCTTCCCAACTGAAAACCGCCAAAGCGGACATTTTGCAGCAATGCAAAGATGCCGCTCTCGCTGCATCACGGAAGGGCATGCCCGCAAAGGATATTGAGGCGATGGTTCGCGCTCTCAATGACACACTCATTGAAGAGCATATTCGCAATTTACCCAAAACTTAGTTATGGACGATAAGAAATCAGCGCTGACCGACGAACAATTAAAGACGCTGAACGAGCGCGTGTTCGCCGCAAAGCCAGAAGATCGTCAAGCTGAGGTTATGAAGTATTTTGCAGAGCTTTCTGGCGCAGAAGTGAAGGAGAAAAAAGCTCCTGAACTGAACGTCACCTTTACTGATGAGCAACTTACTCGTGTTCTCGCTGGAGGCGTGGATGCGAAGGAGGTTGCAAAAGACGTTACTGAATCTCTTAAAGAAATTCGCGGTGTGGATCACGTTAGAGCTAAAGAAGCCGTGACCAAAGAGATCACTGACAAACTCAGTAAGGTGGAACAGAGGCGCATAGAGAACAAACTCGTAGCTAATTCCTTCCGTGCCCTTTATCAGATGAAGAAGGGTTACGGGAGCTTTCAAGCTGTCGAGGATGCCTACAACCGTGAAGCAGACTATCTCGGAAGAGAGACTGCCTTCACGTCTCAGAACAAAGAAGAGCGTGCAATGTCAGTTGGCACTGACACGGCAGGTGGATTCTTTTCTCCTGAGATTTTCTCGACGATGCTCTTTGAGCGACTTGAGAAATACGGCATGGCACGAATGCACGCGAACATGATTCCGATGGAGTCTGAGATTCTCAGATTTCCTCGTTTGACTTCGGACGTGACTGCGGCGGTAACTGCGGAAGCAGCTACAATCGCAGCAAGCGATATTGTGTCGGCACAGCTCACACTCCAGCCTCAAAAACTGGCAGTGATGGCTGGCCCTTTCTCGGACGAGCTTCTCTTGCACGCTGATCCTGGGATTGTGGAGATTCTTAATGACTCCTCAGCCCGTGCTCTTGCAAAACTCGAAGACAATAACGTCTTCATCGGAGACGCAGCTTCCTTCACAGGACTGCTCGAAAATGCGACAACGAATACGGTGAACATTACAGGTGCTCTCAGTACGATCACCTTCGACGACATCATCAATCTTCAAGATGCTCTCGAGGAAAGATTTAGAACTGCGGGTGTTGGATTCTGGTGGAACAAGACTGTTACCCGTGAACTGCGCAAGCAGAAGGGTGCAGATCAGTTCTTTTGGGGAGACATGGCAAGCTCGAGAGAGCGAACCATTCTCGGTGATCCGTACTTCCACATTGTCGACATGGACGCTTCCCCTTCTGGCGTAGACACAGATTTCGGAGTCTATATGGACTTGGATTTGGTGTGGGTCGGAACCCGTGGAGGTCTTCGAATCGACATGCTCACAGAAGGTACTGTGAGTGGTGTAAACCTCGGTGAGACTGCAAGCATGGCTCTTCGCGTTCTTGAGTATTGGGATAACGAAGTCATCGACAATGACGGAGTTGCCCTTATCAGAACAAGTTAGCCTTGACGGTTGGGCTGCCTCGCAGCCCTTCCGCGAGGGCTTCCCCCTCACTACTTCCTCCCCCCCCTCCTATGGTCAAAGTCACCGTAAACGAGCGGCAATATCTCCGAGAACTCGGTCGAAAGACTGTAGTAGGAGAAGAGCTTGATCTCGACAAAGAGGTCGTGGATGCCCTAAACGAACAGATGCCAGGGTTATTCAAGGCCGCGAAAAAGACGGCTCAGGGTAGCGCTGGCGCTACTCGAAAGAAGGCTGCAAAATAGGATCACTTCCCCCACTCCGATTTGCCTGAACACGTCCTCAAAGACTATGCGCTTACAACGGTCGATAATCTCGCGGACGCACTCGGAGTGCCGTCAGTCGCACGAGATCATCGGCTTATTCCCGTAATCGACGCAGCATCCGACTGGATTGAGGGACAGACGGATCGCAAGCTAAAGGCACGGAACTACAAGGGGTTCGATCAAACAGTGGGGACTGGCTTATTCGAGCACAAGGTCACGGGCACAGGTGATACAGTGGCGACCGAAGATTTCATCTTCTTCGATGGCGAAGATATAGAACTGGATGGACACGGCAGAGGGAGATTCTACCTGCCGCAATTCCCGATCCTCACCGTAGACCCCACTACAAGCACGATACGAGGGCGCATACGCCATCCGAACGCTCTTACCTTCGTGATGGAGAAGCTCACAGATCGCACTGCTTCGGGCGGTGAGACATTCGAGACGCTTGTAGAACTTGATGACTACATTCTGGATCAGGAAAGAGGCATAGTGCTTCTCATCGGTGAAGGTGTGAGGCGAGGATTGCGCAACTACCGATTCACCTACACAGGCGGCTATTCCATTCAGGAGGATCAGCCCTACGGCCCCGATGATCTCGAGAGCTTGTGCATCCACATCGCATCGAAGCTCTATCAGGACAATATCGACGTGAAAGCCGAGCGGGTCGGATCGCTGAGCAAAAGTTTCTTGGAGCTTTCAGAGGACAAATACGTCAATTCAATCGTGATGCGGTACAGGAGACTGGAGCCTGTATCATAGGGCTATGTCCATGCGATTCCCCTGCGGCATCACGAAGGAAGTAGAAGTCTTCCACCTCGATACAAGCACATCGCCTGAGCTTTATGCACTTGATCCTGATGAAGTAATCGTCGGAGGTTTCGTTGCGATGGATAGAACACAGCACGCCCTCGAGGGAGGTCAGCTCGAAGACCCACACGAGCTGTATGTGAGTTTCGATACAGATATTCGTGAAGCAGATCAATTACTGATTGAAGGAAGAACTTTTAAGGTTCGTAAAGTGTACGCCGCACAATCGGGGAGATTACGTCACAAACGCTGTTCTATCAGTGCCGAACCTTCCGCAACACAATAATGGCTGGCCCACTGATCCTCATTTCAGTTATCGGCTTAGACAAGATCGTGGGCGATATTGATAGCTTCCCTGGCGACTCAGCAAGGGTGTATTCGAAGGCTGTGGATGACGCAGCGAAGCTACTTGTGAAGGGCACAAAAAATATGCCTCCTGTTTCGGCAGCCACAACGGGATACGGTCGCAAAGGAATGCCTGTAGACACAGGAGCATTGAGAGGAAGCATTCAGAAGCGAGAGATTGGTCTGATGGCATCAGGAGTCTTCGCGAAGGCGGACTACTCAGGATTTGTGCACGAAGGAACTAGCAGAATGCCAGCACGTCCTTTCTTCCAGTGGGCGCTCGACTTCTTTGGAGTACAGTTGGCAATAGATAAAATCTTTGCAAAAGCTACCGCCAAACTTCTATGAATGATCCCATCGCAACCATCCGCGCCACGCTCGAAACGAAGCTCAATGAAGTCACGGAATTGGCAGAGGTGAAAGTAGGGCGCTTCACGACCTTCACGGGATATCCTGCATGTCGATTGTATCTGGCAGCCATTGACGATGAGCTGCTAGATAATCAGCCCACGAACTTCCGAACGTACTCGTTCAATATCGACATCTTTCAGGAGACAACGAACAAGGATGCGAGGGATGCCGAGATCGCTATGGAGAATGCGGTCGATGCAGTGCTCGATAAGCTCAATGCGAACATTGATCTGGACAACGACGTAGAGGACACTCAGATTGAGTCTGGTATAATTGAGGAGCGCGATTACGGATTTGGGCCAGCGCTCGGAATGACTATCATCTTCATCACTCGTACAGTTATCAGATAATGCCTCGCTACTCGTTTCCAGATAAGGGTCTCTCGATAGAAGCACCAAACCTAGCAGCAGCTTTGGAGAAGTTGAACAGTGGTGACAAAAAAGAGAGTGGTGTACCATCGAAGAAGACGAAAAAGAAGTCTTCCCCATCACCTGAATAACTATGGTACCTGAAATCGGACGTTTACGGCAGATCGGAGTAGGGCGAGAAGCAACGCCTGGAACGGCTGTGACTCCGACTTTCTGGATTGGTGTCGATTCGGGAAAGGTGATCCCCGACATCGAGTATGTCACTGATGAAACCGCAGTAGGACGCATTGAGTCGCCTATTCAGTCCGAGCCTGTGAAGGAGAACACCATCACGACATTCACTACGACAGTCCGCTCAGACTGGATCGGGCTTCTTCTCACACAGATTCTTGGCACTGTGAACACGGTGACGGCAGGAGGTGAGACTATCGTCTTCGAGCACACTATCTCTGTCGATAACACGAACTCGCACCCCACGCTCACGCTCTCGCATAAGGACGGGATCGCTACGGAAGCATCCACCTTTGCGATGCTGAATAGTCTCGAATTTACGCTCGATGCACGTGGCCTTCTCCTGATTAGCGCAGAAGTTATGGGTCGTGCGCTTGTGGCAGACACAGAGACTCCAGCTTATGTCTCGGATGCACTCTTCACGGGTGTGAACGCCAGTATCAAGTTCGCGGATAACCTCGCGGGACTCGGTGGCGCATCAGTAATCGGATTCCATCAGCTCACGCTTACGATTGAGGCCAACCTCGAGCAGCATCACATCTTCGGATCGAAGACGCTCGATGAGAACATCAATAAGCAATTCAGTGTCTCAGGGGAGTTACAGATTCTTCATGAGAACAACGATTTCAGAGACAGAGCGACAGATGGCACGGATCAGGCGATCCGATTCTTCTTCGAGAATCCTAAAACTATCGGTGTCGGTGAAACTACAACCCTGCAAATCGACCTCGCAAAAGCGAGCTTCGAGACTTTCGATGTAACGGATGGGAACAATGACATCATCGTGGAGACACTCGGATTCACAGCTCAGTATGACCTCGATGAAGGCTCTCCGCAGATGATCGAGGCTCTCCTCACAAACCTTGAAGATGGCACAAACTACTCATAGAGACGGCGGAGACGGGGGTTGCGGGTGCGGATAAGTCTGGTATGCTTTGAGGCACATGCAGTTTTCTCTCCCCTATAGCGAGGAGAAAGTCGAAATCAGAGACTTCATCCCGCACAAGGTTGCCAAAGAAGTGAATGCGGCAATGTACAAGGGCATTACGGTGTCACAATTAAGCGTGTCTGCCACGAAGCAGGAGCTTATCAATGAGTTCGGCCCGAAGGTGATGGAGGAAGTGGATAAGCTATCTGTCGATGAGTACAAAAAGAAAATGGAAGAGCTAAAACAAGACCTCATCAAGAGCCGAATGTCGCTCGAAGGGCTTTCGCTTGCGAACATAGAATCGGGGAACATGGTGAAAGTGTGTGGCATGGTGACAAAGGTCGGTGACGACAATGCTCCATCCCAAAAAGTCTTCGATGAGATGGCGCAACAGGACTATGACTGCATTCTTGAAAACATTTCCAAAATAGAGAACCTCCCTTTAGGAGAGACCACATCAACGCAATAAAGTCTGTCGTGCAAGGGATCAAACACGACTTCACACCCTATGTGAACCTCAGAATGATAGAGCATATTCTGATGCGCGACATTTTTCATTGCACGCCGAAGGAGTTGGGAGAGATAGATGAAGAAGAAATCCTCATCCATTGGGAGATTCGTGAGGCGCTGAGACAGGAGGAAGAGCGGCAGGTACAATACCAACGTTCCAAATCTTCTTATGGCGCTAGAAAGGGAAATCACCTACGTTCTAAAAGTCCGCGATGAAGCAAGCGGGGCACTAGCTAAGTTCAAAGGTGCCGCTATAGGAGCCACCGCAGCACTGGCGGGGATAGGTCTCATCACAAAGCAGGCGATTGATTTCGAGAGCGCTTTTGCAGGTGTCGTCAAAACGGTGGATGACGCGAGTGACGATTTCGGAAATCTCACTGATATTGGTAGGCAACTGAGAGAGGAGTTCTTAGACCTCTCTACGATCATTCCTGTAACAGCCAATGAACTCGCAAGCGTA